ATCAATGAACAAAATTCTTGAACTGCGCGAAAAGCGCGCCAAGGCATGGGAAGCCGCTAAGGCTTTTCTTGATACCAAGCGCGGTACTGACGGTCTGGTTTCCCCTGAAGACACCGCTACCTATGAGAAAATGGAAGCCGACGTAGTCGCTCTCGGAAAAGAAATTGACCGTCTTGAGAAACAGGAAGCCCTTGACCGTGAGCTTTCAAAGCCGCTGAACACACCCCTCACGGGCAAGCCTGCCGTTCCCGGTATGGAAACCAAAACAGGCAGAGCATCTGATGAGTACAGAAAAGCATTCTGGAATGCAATGCGTACCCGCGCCGGTGAGGGTCTTGATCCTATCGTGAAAAATGCTCTGCAGATCGGCACCGATTCTGAAGGCGGATACCTTGTCCCTGACGAGTTCGAACGCACACTTGTAGAGGCTCTTGATGAAGAGAACATTTTCCGTAGACTGGCAAAGGTCATTACCACTTCCTCAGGGGATCGTAAGATTCCGGTCGTAGCTTCAAAGGGTACAGCCTCCTGGATCGATGAGGAAGGCACTATCCTCGATAGTGACGACAGTTTCGGTCAGGTTTCCATCGGCGCTTACAAGCTTGGAACAATGATCAAAGTTTCCGAGGAACTGCTGAACGACAGTGTATTTCCGCTTGAATCCTATATTTCGAGGGAGTTCGCAAGGCGTATCGGCAGCAAGGAAGAAGAAGCCTTTTTCACAGGTGACGGCTCCGGTAAACCGACCGGCATCCTCGCAGCAACCGGCGGTGCTCAAGTCGGTGTGACCACAGCGGGCGCTGCGGCTATCACTATTGAAGAGGTGCTTGACCTGTTCTATTCGCTGAAAGCACCTTATAGAAACAAAGCTGTGTTCGTAATGAACGATGCCACCGTAAAGGCAATCCGCAAGCTGAAAGACGGCATCGGTCAGTATCTCTGGCAGCCCTCTCTGCAGGCCGGCACTCCTGACACCATTTTGAACCGTCCGCTGTATACCTCGGCATATGTACCCGCAATTGCCTCAGGCGCAAAGAGCATCGTGTTCGGCGATTTCAGTTATTACTGGGTAGCCGACCGCCAGGGACGTGTGTTTAAGAGACTCAATGAGCTCTATGCTGCAACCGGTCAGGTAGGCTTTGTTGCCACCCAGCGTGTTGACGGCAAACTCATTCTGCCGGAGGCTATCAAGGTACTCCAGCAGAAGGCTTAACGGAGGTGCGGTATGAGTTATAACACGAAAAACTACACCGAACAGGGCGGCGAGAAAACCGTAATCGGCGGAACGCTTGAAATTAGGGAGGGAGCCTCGGTAACGGGGCTTCCTTCTGCACCGAATCAAGCCGCAAGTACTGCTACAAATGTTGCCGGACTCAAGGACGACCTCAACGCGCTGCTTTTGAAACTGAAGGACACAGGACTGATGAAACCCGATACATGGAATGTCTCAGTTGCTAATGTCACCACTGCTCTGAGCGAAGATATGACAGCCAATCAAGACAAAGTCGAATCCATCACTATCGAGGACAATGTCATTACAGTCACTGTTCCGGTTGACGGGCTAATTGCGTATGAAAGCTCGACCCCCGCACAAGGAACCCACAAATGGGTTGCCATCCTCATAACCACAGGACTTCCTGCCATCACGGCAGTTAAGTATAACGGTAGTCAGCTGACCTCAGCCGATGCAGATGAAGCTGCTGCTGTCGGCGGGCAGGCCGGAGATGTTGTGATGTGGCTGAAGTGCGACGAAATCGTAAATCAGCCGAAGTCGTTCACGCTCTGGTCATCCGGTTATCCCGAAGCCGCATTCACTGTTGTCATCGCAGAACCGGAATCTGAAGAATAAAGAAAGGACGGTGGCGGTATGACGCTGATTGAAAAAGTAAAGGCAAATCTTATTCTTGAGCATACGGCGGACGATGAACTCCTGCAGATGTACATCACCGCCGCCGTATCCTATGCCGAAAGCTATCAGCACTTTCCGGAGAAATTCTACAAGGACCATCCTATGCCGCCTACCACAGAGCAGGCTGTCATTATGCTGTCGTCCCATTTTTATGAGAGCCGGGACGGCAGCACCGGTGGCTTTTTTGCCGACAATGTGCAGGCTGGACAGCAGGTATGGAATACGGTCAACCTTCTTCTTAAACTTGACCGGGATTGGAAGGTGTGAGCATGAGTTTTGGAAAAATGAACACCTTCATCGATATTATCTCAACCGTACCCACGAAGGATGCTGACGGTTTTGTTATTCACGGCGATACTGTTCTTGCGTCAGTCAGGGCGTATTTTGAGCAGAAAAACTCTACGGAAAAGTGGCGTAACATGGCGCAGTCAGATGAAGTGAATGCCTTGTTCCGGCTCCGCACGATTCCAGGACTTGCTCTTCACAACTGCCATGTAATCGTCTGCGAGGGCAAACGCTACAACATATACTCGGTTGAAAATGTAAAGGGCCGAGGAATGTATCTTGAAGTATTGGCGGTGAGCACTGATGGCTCAGGTCGATTTCAAGATGCCGGAGGAATTCCTGCTCAAAGTGTCAAGGTTGGCTGAAAAGACCGATGAGATCATACCGAAGGTTCTTGAAGCCGGAGCCGAAGTCGTATACGACAAGGTAAAAAGCAATCTTTCCTCTGTGGTCGGTAAAAACACAAAGGTTAAAAGCCGCTCCACCGGAGAACTTGAATCTGCGCTTGGTGTATCTCCGGCGAAGCAGGACAGAGACGGTAATTTCAACGTGAAAATAGGATTTGCAGAGCCGCGCTCTGACGGCGGCAGCAATGCCAAACTTGCCAACATCCTCGAATACGGAAGGCACGGTCAGCCTCCGAAGCCTTTTCTGAAACCTGCCAAAAGCAGATCCAAAGACGCTTGTATTGGGGCTATGACCAGCAAGCTGGAAAGTGAGATTGAGAAGCTATGAGCATATTATCTGAACTGAACACACTGTTTGAAACCGCAAATATCCCTGTCGAAACAGGCGTCTTCAGCGGAGTGCCACCTGATGAATACATGGTGCTGACCCCGCTTACTGACACCTTTGCCGTTTACGGAGACAATAAACCTCTTGCGGATATAAACGAAGTCAGGATCTCGCTGTTCAGTAAAAACAACTATTTACAGAGAAAGAATCAGCTTGTGAGGATGCTCCTCCAGGCTGATTTTGTTATTACCGACCGCCGGTATATCGGACACGAGGATGATACCGGCTATCACCACTACGCCATCGATGTGGCGAAATACTACGAACTGGAGGAATAACAAATGGCTACTATCGGGCTTGATAAGCTCTATTACGCAAAAATCACAGAGGCTGCAGACGGTACCGAAACTTACGGTACTCCCATCCCTCTTGCAAAAGCAATGAAAGCGGATCTGTCCGTCGAGCTTGCTGAAGCGACGCTTTATGCTGACGATGGACCCGCTGAGGTTGTGAAGGAATTCAAGAGCGGTAAGCTCTCCCTCGGAATTGATGATATCGGTGTGACAGCTGCTGAGGATCTGACGGGTGCAAAACTTGACGACAATCACGTCGTTATATCCGGAAGTGAGGATGGCGGCGCTCCTGTTGCCGTAGGATTCCGTGCGAAAAAGGCAAACGGAAATTATCGATACTTCTGGCTCTACAGGGTGAAATTCGGCATTCCGGCGACAAACCTGGCCACCAAGGGCGACAGCATCACCTTTTCTACACCGACCATTGAGGGTTCGGTGTTCCGCCGTAATAAGACTGACGGAAACGGTAAGCATCCGTGGAAAGCCGAGGTCAATGAGGATGATACGAGCGTCCCTGCTTCCGTAATTACCGGCTGGTACACATCTGTCTATGAACCGGTCTTTACTCCTGCTGTTGGAGGTGTTGATTAATGGCTGATGACAGAAGTGCGATGATCAACATTGGCGGTAAAGAGTATGATATGCTCCTTACCACAAAGGCTACAAAAGAGATCGCCAGGAGATATGGTGGACTTTCCAATCTCGGCGAAAAACTCATGAAGTCAGAAAACTTCGAGATGGCGCTTGATGAGATCGTTTGGCTCATCACACTTCTTGCCAATCAGTCGGTACTGATTCACAACCTTCAGAACCCTGCCGAAAAACAAGAACTGCTGACCGAGGAGGCTGTGGAGCTGCTCACTTCTCCGCTTGAGTTGGGTGAATACAAGAATGCCATCATGGATGCCATGTATAAAGGAACCAAACGCCATATTGAAAGCGAGGAAGAACCCTCTGGATGTAACACCTCAAAAAACGCGAAGGTCGGGTAAGCGATGAAGAATCGTTTGCCCGACTGATTTTTTACGGTGTGTCTCTGCTCCAACGCACCGAGCAGGAGGTCTGGCTGATGCCTATCGGCCATCTGCTCGACCAGTGGGAGATATATAAACAGTTTAACGGTTTGTCGAAGCCGAAACGCGAGTATTACATCGATGAAATCATACCGGGAGGTATCTAAGGAGGTGGTGAGATATGGCAGATAATTTCGGCTTGAAAATCGGAGTCGAGGGTGAAAAGGAGTTCAAAAAAGCGCTCTCTGACATCAACCAGACTTTCAAGGTTCTCGGCAGTGAGATGAAGCTCGTCTCCTCCGAATTTGACAAGCAGGATAAGTCTGTAGCGGCGGTTGCGGCACGGAATGAGGTTCTGAACAAGGCAATCGATGCTCAGAAAGACAAAATCGCCACCCTCGAATCCGCCTTGAAAAATGCCGCCGACAGCTTCGGCGAAAATGACCGCCGTACTCAGAACTGGGCTATACAGCTAAACAATGCCAAAGCCGAACTTAATGGTATGGAGCGCGAACTGGACAATTCGGCAGATGCCGCTGATGACCTTGGCGACGAACTGAAAGAGTCTGGAGATGAAGCAGAAAGTTCCGGCGGTAAGTTTGAAAAGCTGGGCAGCGTATTAAAAGGTGTCGGTGCGGCAATGGGCGCTGTTGCTCTTGCCGCCGGAGCAGCCGCTGTTAAACTCGGCAAAGAAGTCATTTCGGCATACGCTGACTTTGAGCAGCTGGTCGGCGGTGTAGATACCCTCTTTGGTGATGCGTCACAGACAGTGCAGAACTATGCCGCGAATGCCTTTAAAACGGCTGGTATGTCGGCAAACGAGTATATGGAAACGGTCACGGGTTTTTCCGCAAGCCTGATCCAATCACTCGGCGGCGACACAGCAAAAGCTGCTGAAGTTGCTGATATGGCCATCACAGACATGGCGGACAATGCCAATAAAATGGGTACGGATCTGTCCGCTATTCAAACAGCCTACCAGGGTTTTGCCAAGCAAAACTATACGATGCTCGATAATCTGAAGCTTGGCTATGGTGGCACCAAGTCTGAGATGGAGCGGCTTCTCGCCGATGCCGAAAAAATCTCCGGCATCAAATATGACCTGTCATCCTTCTCGGATCTGACTGAAGCTATCCATGTCATTCAGACAGAAATGGGCATCACCGGGACGACAGCGAAGGAAGCCACTGAAACCATAAGTGGGTCTATGGCCGGTATGCAGTCGGCTATCGACAATCTGATGGCCGGACTCGGAAACGCTGATGCTGACATTGAAATGTTGATCGGTAATGTTGTCGAGGCATTCGGTCATGTGGTGGATAACGTGGTGCCTGTCATTGAGAATATCGTTAAGGCTCTGCCGCCTGCCCTCGACGGTATACTCAGGGCAATCGGGGACTTGCTGCCGACGCTTCTCTCCACGGTGGTCGACCTGTTTACGCAGGTGCTTGAAACACTGCTCAGTCTTTTGCCTGAGCTCATCCCCGCTGCCGTTGATGCAGTGCTCACTATCGTAGGCGCTTTGATTGATAATCTGCCCTTGCTCATAGATGCGGCTGTGCAGCTGATTACCGCCCTTGTAATGGGACTTGGTTCCGCTTTGCCGGAATTGATTCCTGCGGCGGTTGAGGCGATTATCACCATCGTTCAGGGACTTTTGGACAGCATGGATCAGATCCTTGAAGCTGCCTTTGCCATTATACAAGGGCTTGCGGAAGGGTTGCTGAACGCGCTGCCGGAACTGATTGACGCCCTGCCCGAAATCATCATGACTATCATTGACTTTATTACCAACAACTTGCCCCTCATCATTGAGATGGGTATCGAACTCACCGTTCAGCTTGCGTTGGGGCTGATTAAAGCCATACCGCAGCTTGTGGCGAGACTGCCGGAAATCGTCGCGGCTATCGTGACCGGCCTCGGCAAGGCAGTCGGGGCTGTGTTTGAAATCGGCAAAAACATCGTAACGGGACTATGGGAAGGTATCAAATCCCTCGGTTCCTGGATAGCGGATAAAGTCTCCGGGTTTTTCTCCGGCATTGTGGACGGTGCAAAAAGCCTGCTGGGCATCCACTCGCCCTCAACTGTATTCGCCGGTATCGGCGAGAACATGGGCCTCGGCATTGGTATGGGTTTTACAGATGCCATGAGGGGTGTTGAAAAAGATATAGCCGGTGCGATCCCCACCGACTTTGACCTTGATATGAAAACCGGGATTCATAAAGTAATGAACGACACCTCGCTTGATGTGAGGAAAACCGTTGAGCATACAGGTGTGATTCGGGTGGAAGGTGTTAATTCCACCGGTGAAATGACCTCAGTAATAGACATCATCGTCGACAGGCTCAGACAGGAGGTGCGCGTATGAGTTATTTGAAAAACGCAGAAACCAATGAAATCATCACGCGCTATGTGAGCCTTCGAAAAACGCAGGAAGTCATCCGCACAGTGCAGATCGCCCTTGACGGGACGGAATATCTTACCCGTTTCGGTTCGCCGACAGTGCATTATGAGCTGACTCTCTATGTGAATGAAGCCGGAAAAGCTGCGCTGATGGAAGCCGAGGATAGCGTTCCGATGCTTGAATGCTCGGTAAAACAGGGTGTTTTCAACGGAAGAATCATTGAACTCGGAGAGTTTGATTATCAGGCGGCTGGCTGGTATAAGGTCACAGCCACCCTTGCGGCGGTAAGCGAGGTGAGTGACCCATGAGAAGCATACCGGCGGCGCTGAAAGAAAAACTTGCTAACCGTTTTAAGGTAGAAAACACGGACAGTATGGCGAAGCTTCGCGTGGTAGCCACCCAGACTTCCGTCAACTCCCTGCTCTCTGAGCCGATTCACGAGGATATTGCTCCCGCGTTCGGCGATGTGGCTGTGCGCCAGACCGCCGGTGAATCCGATTTATCTCTTGCCTATGCCATCTGTTTGGACGACGGTATCGCAAAGATATATAAAAGGAAGTTCCCGGCTGGCTTGGAGTATCCGTGGGAGTACCAGTGGACGCTCGGTACTGCAACCGATGTGGCGATTGAATTTAACGGCGTGTGGAAAATGAACGCCGAAAAGGAATGGTATTACCTTCAAACCGAGGAATACCCTTATGTTTTTTATGTGCGGAACGGCAATCTGTATGTTCAGGTCTGGCGTAACAATGATAATGCCACTCTGCTTGCCACAGATGTTTCCCAAATATCCGCCTGCAAAGGCTGGCAGTCCAGCGTTGAACCGGACCTCGACCAGGGCTTGATTATTGGATATCTCAAAAACGGATCAGTATATTACCGGGCGCTCTGCTGTCAGGAGAACGGCTCTTATGTCTGGGAAGCAGAGCATGAAGTATCCACCCTTGGTACGGGAAACACGACGCTTTCAGTTATTCGAACAAACGATTTCCGCATCGGGTTTCTGACTCAGAACAGCGGTCGGATGCTGCTGGCACTGACCCACCGAAACTATGCCGGAATGAGTGTCCGTCCGGAAACAGTTCATATCAACGCCTCTAATGTAAGGATGTGGATTTCCGATATAACCGAACTGGACACGCTGAACAAGGAGTACGCGTCTGGGAATGCCGCCTATCCCTATGTTCTGCTGGACGAGCCGGACACCGAGGAAATCTCTGTGGCCTCGGTGGAAAAACTGAACCGCGAGACGGGCTTTGTATGCTATGGCTTTAAAATCCATCTCACAAAGCCTTTGAACGGAAGTATCGATGCGGGATTCCCGGTGAAATGCACCCTCTCCGTTTCCGGGGTGACCGTTGCCTCCGCTTCCTATGACAGCGAGGAGCAGGCGCTTGTTCTATATACGAGCTCCGATATCCGCAGGACGGTAGCAGTAACCATTACAATGCCGGAATACCGTTCTCTCTGGTATTACAAGCTCGGTTTGCAAAGATGGTTTCTGCCCGCTCTGAGCGCTGTAGCCGCCGCAGAAACTATGGACTACTTCACTTATGAAAACGAGACTGCAGCCATATCCACGATTTCGGCGGGAGTTGGGATTGACGAGGCTGTTTTCGCTGAGTATTTCCAGCCTGCACATACGGCTGCCATTACGGTTGTGGCTTCGTCTGTAAGCCTGCAGCCTGTTTCAACATTACCGATTTAGGAGGTTTTCAAAATGAAGATACAAGAACGAGCAGTCCTTCACAACCGATTTGATGTCAAAGTGGTCGATGCCGAAAACGGAATAATTAAGCAGACAGCAGTCGGTTTCAACGTCATTACAAACTACTATTTCAACAGCAGGTTAACTGGTTCTCCTCTAAGTAAAACGTCAGATTTATTTCGGTATATTGCTATTGGTACCGGAACCGGGACACCCGCCGTTACGGATACAGCTCTTTTCTCGCATTTAACACGCAAAGCCGTGACAACGTTGGAAACAGTTTATGAATATCCGACCTCGCATATTACAAAGCAAATCAAACTGGAAGCGACCGAATGCAACGGCTCCACCATTACCGAGGTAGCGCTCGAAGGTTATTACAGCGGAACATGGTCAGACTCATACTACATCATGTCCCATGCTATGCTGCAGGATTCCGAAGGAAACCAGATTGCAATTGCTAAAACTGATACGGATGTGGTGTATATTACGGCTACTTTTTATGTTACCTACACTCCTTCCGGATTTGGCTCAAACGGAATCTATCCCAAACCGGAAAACAATTATCTGATCAGATGGCTGCTCACCGGCAGCACGGATGGGTATGTGCGCTTTTCACGTTTCCCGCTGGAGTACTCATCAGATTTGAACACGAAATATAACGGCAGTAAAAGCTATTCCTTCAGCAACGGCACCGGAAATACCACGACCTATCAGTATGACCTGCCTGTCATCACATTCCTTGACAGCGAGTGCAACAATAGGCTGGTCAAGCACCTCGGTGTAGCCGGGGTCGGAGCGTTTACCTTCCCCAACCACGAGGTTTTTCCTCCATACCAGATAAATCAAATTGTGATTGGTGAAGGCGACGGGGAAACACAAGAATTCAACATCAAAGCACCTCTGATACAAGCAGGTACGGCGAGGGTTTATATAGACGGCGAGGAACAGACCGAAGGAACGGACTTTGTAGTGGATTATGAAAACAACTGCGGTGACTGGTATGAAAACTACCACACGGCGGCTCTGAGTTGCACGGATGCCGGAGTAACTTTCGGTGACCTTGCGTCAAAAACACCAAGCAGCAGCTATGACTACCGCGACCCACTTGCCTGGTGGAACTGCTATGACACGACGTTTTATCCATCCTCCTGCACGGTAAGCGATGTAAATCCAATCAAAATTGACTTTGGAACCGAGAAGTCCTGCAACACACTAAAGATTGATATCCTGACGGTTCCGTCTGCAAGACTCGATACCCTTAAGATCCAATATTCAAGCAATGGCGTTGACTGGACGGATGTCTCTGGGCTTTCAAGGACAGGACAGGTTTGGAAGTTTACAGAAACATCGGCGAGGTATTGGAGAGTGTTCCTTAGCGGCGAAGGCAATGCCACCGTAGTCATAACATCAAGCAGCATAACAGGTTCTCCAATCACTCTCTCGGTACCGGTGGCCTCATCGGATACGGCGAGCATTGTGGCGGACAAGATAAAAACAGCCATTGAAAACAATGCAAATATTACCGCAGTGTACGATGTATCTGTTTCAGGTGCGGATGTGATCTTAACCGCCAAAGCACCGGCAGCTAATGTCTCAAACCTCAATATTGCTATATCAAACGGAACTTGCGCGGGACTGACTACCGTTTCAACCTCGACCAATACAACAGCCGGTGTTGCCCCGGTTAAGCAGCAGGAAAACATCTATGTGACCGGAACAATTGGAACTGCGGGAAACGCAACCGTTGTTGTAACGGCTGCCGGGATGGCTAATTCCCCAATTACACTTTCAGTGCCGGTTTCAAGCGGAGATTCGGCGGCAACTGTGGCATCAAAGGTAAATGCAGCTCTCGCACAAAACTCAGATATAACCGACTTTTTTACAATCAGTCCGGATAACGGAAGATATGTGCGTCTGACCGCTAAAGTTGCTGCGGATAATGATCCTACCATGAACATCAGCATTGCAAACGGTACCTGCACCGGGCTGACTGCTATCACGACTTCGACAGTTGACGTTACTGGCAACGTGGGAACAAGGCAGGTGGAAACAGCAACCGTATCCGGCAGTATCAGCTACAACTGGACTTACAGTCTTCAATACCAGAACTTGCCGACAAGGGACGGTCAAAGCTACGGCTCAACCTTCTTTTTAGGTAAAACCGTGCCGGGATTAAAGTTCACAACACCGCCTCCGGCAGGGGCGGCGATCACGGCCAGTTTTGCGCTTGAGTACCCGTTCAAGACCGCTAACAATCTTCTGCGCTTCACCTACTCGGTTCAGCTGCAGCGGGGGTGATGCCATGACATTGACATATGAATATACCCTTGATGCCGGAGCAGGTTTGTCCCCCCAGGTGATTCACACCTCGGACAACCTGCTCCGTTTCATATACCTTACCTCTGACGGCACTGTGGCAGGCAGCACAGCCGATCCGGTTCTCGGTTTGTACGATAACCTGACCTATACGGAAACCGGGAGAATATCACCAGATGAATCGGTGTCATGTCCGAGCATAAAGAAAGTGGCTCATTACGGGGCATATGGCTTCTGGAGTGCTGAAGGAGACCATCGATTTGTGATGTATATGCTGCCGGCCGATATCACGAATTCCTTTATCGATGGCTCGGTTAAATTCAGCATCGGCAGCGAGGTCTCACAGATGTCCTGCACCTTGCTTAACATTAAGGGCGCGCTGCTCAATCGCTACCGGGCTTTCGTGACACCGGGCACCAAGATGGAACTGTACTTTTCCCTCGGCAGCAGCGGAGAAATCCCGCTCGGCATCTTTTATATCGACCGTGCTTCGGTATCGTATCCGGATGAAAAGGTATCGGTATCCGCCAGAAATGCAATCGGAAAGCTGCTGAAGGAACAGACCTTCAACGAGGACAACACATTTGAAGAAACAACGCTTCAGCAGAACCTGCAGGAGATTCTTCGCCTCGCCGAGGTGGAGAACTTTTTTGTCGGTGAGAGCTCAAAGACATGGAAACTGCGCTTCGAACCGGATGTCAGCATACTGGATGGGATCAAGCGGGTAATCTCTCTGCTTGACGGCTGGAAAGTCGATGAAACGGCAAACGGCGTCATCGGTGTTGCTGCAGTCACCGATGCCCGTTTCGACCAGCCCGCTGTGTATACTTTCGAACGTGAAAAGACCTGCTGGAGCTACAGTGTGGAGTATGACGATTCAGAAGCAGTAAGCAAGGTATGTGTCACCTGTGCAGATCCGGAGAACACGGTTTATGCAACGGTTCCCAGGAACAAGTGGTGGGTTCAGCCTTCACATCGAACGACCTACGTAACAGCCGCTGATGGTGCGACTCTCGCCGAAATAACGGCTATGGCCGAGGAACTTGCCCAGGCTATCGCAATATCCGGCAGACAGGAAAGCTTCGTCGGTATCTTCACACCCCAGCTCACCATTGGCGATGAAGTGCGCATCGTCAGTGGTGCAAAGACGGAAACCATCGGTACGGTCACTGATGTGACGCACAACTTCGGCAGGGGTGGTTTTTATACAGCGTTCACCGTGGACAGCGGCGGACGGAAAGGCAAAGCACGACTTTCAGATTTGATCGGAAAAGCATCTGAAAAACCAAATCTGAATGGTGTGACTATTTATTAGGAGGAAAAACAACATGAAAGAAATCTGGACATGGATTCAACTTATGATCGCCGCTATCGGCGGCTGGCTCGGTTGGTTTCTCGGAGGAGCAGACGGCTTTCTTTATGCGCTCATAGCATTCGTGGTGATCGACTACATCACCGGTGTGATGTGCGCCATCGTAGACCACAGGTTATCCAGCGAGGTCGGCTTCAAGGGCATCTGTAAAAAGGTGCTCATTTTTATGATGGTCGGTATCGGAAACATTATTGATGTCCAAGTACTGGGACAGGCCGGGGTGCTGCGTACTGCGGTCATCTTCTTCTATCTATCCAACGAGGGTGTATCGATGCTTGAAAATGCCGGACATCTCGGACTGCCCATCCCGGCGAAACTAAAAGAGATTTTAGTACAGCTTCACAGCAGATCGGAGGATAAATAGATGAACCTGCATAAACTCATTCTGACCAACAACGCCTGCTACAAAGCGGGTAAAACCATCACACCGAAAGGTATTATGGTGCATTCCACGGGAGCAAACAACCCAAACCTGAAACGCTACGTGGGTCCCGACGACGGCCTGCTGGGCAAGAACCAATACAACAATCACTGGAATCAGGACAAACCCGACGGACGACAGGTTTGTGTCCACGGCTTTATCGGCAAACTGGCGGATGGCAGTATCGCAACTTATCAGACTCTGCCCTGGAATCACCGGGGCTGGCATGCCGGAGGTTCTGCTAATGATACACATATCAGCTTTGAAATCTGCGAGGACGGATTGACCGATGCCTCGTATTTTTCTGCCGTTTACAAGGAAGCCGTAGAGCTATGCGTGTATCTCTGCAAACAGTACGGGCTGACGGAAAAGAATATTATCTGCCACTCGGAGGGATATAAGCTGGGTATCGCCAGTAACCACGGCGATGTGATGCACTGGTTCCCGAAGCACGGCAAGAGCATGGATACTTTTCGTGCTGATGTAAAAGCCGGGCTGGCGGCAACTGAAGCACCCGCTCCCGTCACACCTGCTGCACCGAAAAAATACTACCGTGTGCAGGTCGGCGCGTACTCCGTTAAAGCAAACGCAGACGCCATGCTTGCCAAGATTAAGGCGGCTGGCTTTACGGATGCCTTCATTAAATATAGCGAATAAACATCTGTGATAATGCCGATTAAGGGGTCTGCCCTTTAATCGGCATTATTTTTTTGCTTTTTACTTGATTGATACACCGGAGCATAAATCGGAACATGATAACACGTAAGAACAGCAAATTCTTATCTCTCCGTATATAATACATATTTTTTATAACCCCAAATCTTGTGAATGAAAAATGTGTAAAAATAGCTTTTTCGTGTTCTTTGTGTTCCAAGCGTTGAAAATAAAGGATTATCTGAAACGGAACGGTCTGTGGGTATCTCTTCTGTGAGCCTGCAGACCGTTTTTTTTTTGAGCCATAACGATGGGGGTTGAATTCTTCGGTAGTGAGTGAGGGAGATAATAAAAAACCTATCCCTCGGAAGGAGCCGAAGGGTTATGACCGATAATCAGAAATCACAAATAATAAAACTGCGCGCCGCCGGGAACGGCTACGGCAAAATTGCACAGGCACTTGGTATATCGCTGAACACAGTGAAATCTTTCTGCCGAAGGAATGACATCAACGGGACTTCCGCTGTTGAGCCTTCCGTGCAGCTCACAGGAGAATCAACCTGCTGCGAGAACTGCGGTCGCGAGATTCAGCAGATTGCAAAGCGAAAGAAAAAACGTTTTTGCTGTGATAAGTGCCGCAACGCATGGTGGAACAGCCATCTTGAACGAGTAAAGCGCAAGGCGTTCTATGATTTCAGATGTCCGCACTGCGGTAAGGAGTTCTACATCTACGGCGATAAGCGCAGGAAGTATTGCAGTCATGAATGCTACATTGCCGACAGGTTCAAGGGCGGTGACTGCAATGAGTAAGGAGGAATTAAGAAACGAAAAGCTCTATCAGACCACCATGCACCTTGCCAGGAAGATGCTCATTGAGGGTATTATTTCGGAGGTAGAGTATCGTCAGATTGATACAATCTTTCTTGAGAAATACAAGCCTGTTTTCGGCACATTATTTTCTGATATATCGTTGACTTCTGAGGCGTAAAGAGTGATGTATAGTGTCGGAAAGGAGTGATTTCATGGCAAAAATTACAAGGGTCGATCAGACAGTGCCGACCATAAAAACGAAGAAGAAGGTCGCTGCCTATGCCCGCATTTCAATGGAATCGGAACGCATGAACCATTCCCTCTCCGCACAGATCAGCTACTACAGTTCCCTGATACAGAAGAATCCTGACTGGCAGTACGCAGGCGTGTTCGCGGACGATGGAATAAGCGGTACGGGGATAGCCAAGCGTGATGAGTTTAGGCGCATGATCGAAGCTGCTGAAAACGGCGAAATCGACATCATCCTCACGAAATCGATTCAGCGGTTCGCCAGGAACACGGTGGATTTGCTGGAAACGGTACGGCACTTGAAGGGTATCGGCGTGGAGGTGCGGTTCGAGAAGGAACACATAAATTCCATGAGCGGTGACGGTGAGTTGATGCTAACCATCCTCGCATCCTTCGCACAAGAAGAAAGCCGTAGTCTTTCGGATAACTGTAAATGGGGTATCAGAAAGCGGTTTGAGAAAGGCATACCAAACGGACACTTCCGGGTGTACGGCTATCGCTGGGAGGGCGATGAATTGGTTATCGTGCCGGAGGAAGCGGAAATTGTGCGGCGCATTTTCCAGAACTTCCTTGACGGCAAGTCAAGATTGGAAACGGAACGGGAGTTTGCCGCAGAGGGCATTACCACGAGAGAGGGCTTTCGTTGGGTGGATTCCAACATCAAGGTAGTTCTCACGAACATAACTTATACGGGCAACCTCCTCCTGCAAAAGGAGTTCGTATCCGATCCTATTTCAAAAAAGCGGATAAAGAACAAAGGACAACTTTCACAGTATTATGTTGAGGATACACATCCTGCCATCATTGACAAAGCTACTTTTGATTATGTGCAGGCAGAGATTGCAAGACGTAAAGAACTGGGACCGAGGGCGAATAAAAGCCTGAACCTCACCTGCTTTTCCGGAATGCTGAAATGTCCGGATTGCGGTATAAGTTACGCCCATAACAAGCGCACGGACAGAGGCATTATGGAATATTGGTCTTGCGGATCAAGAAAGAAAAAAGGTGGCAGATGTACTGTCGGCGGTAGTATCAATCATGAGAATCTGAAAAAAGCGTGTTCCGAGGTTCTCGGACTGGATGAGTTCGATGAGGACGCTTTTCTCGACAAGGTGGACTACATCAATGTGCCGAAGCGGTATGTGCTTGAATTCCATTTGAAAAATGGCGAGGTCATTACGAAGGACTGTCCGAACACAGGACACCAGGATTGCTGGACGGCTGAGTATAGAGCCAAGACTTCTGAAAAGCGCAGGAAAAAACCGAATTGTAAAGGCTCTTCTGTCATGACTGGCAGAATCAAGTGTGCGCAATGCGGATGCAATTTCCGCAAGGCGTCACAACAGTCAGCTACCTCGGAGAGCGGAAAGGCTTATTACTGGCGATGCGCCGAGCATAACGGCTGCGGTACAATTGGCTTCCGGGAGGATTTGCTTAAGCCATTCATATCAGAAACAATTGGGACTACAGAATTTAGCGATAGCGAATTCGATAGGCAGATAGACCACATTGATGTGCTTTCCACATCGGAGATGGTTTTCTATTACAAGGACGGAAGGACGGTTAAACGCACATGGGAACAACCCAAACGAATTGGAAGACCGTGGACGGATGAGCAGAGAGCGAAGTTCAAAGAATCCATGAAGGGCAGATACACACCGGAAGTACGGCAGCAAATGAGCGAACACATGAAACAATTACGAAAGGAGCGTGGTAAAGCATGGCGCAAAGAAAAGTAACGGCTATTCCGGCTATCATCAACCGGTACACAGCTGCACCAATCAATAGCACAAAGAAGCGCCGTGTTGCAGGATATGCCCGCGTTTCGACCGACAACGAAGACCAGACCACAAGCTATGAAGCACAGGTTGATTACTACACAAATTACATCAAAAGCCGTGATGACTGGGAGTTCGTTGCCATATACACGGATGAGGGCATCTCGGCAACAAATACAAAAAAGCGCGAAGGCTTTAAGACGATGATTGCCGATGCTCTTGCCGGAAAAATTGATCTCATAGTGACAAAGAGCGTGAGTAGATTTGCTCGAAATACGGTTGACAGCCTTACCACGGTGCGAAAACTGAAGGATGAGGGCATTGAGATATATTTTGAAAAGGAAAACATATGGACGCTGGATTCCAAGGGCGAGTTGCTCATCACTATCATGTCGAGTCTTGCCCAGGAAGAGAGCCGTTCCATTTCTGAGAATGTTACCTGGGGACAGCGCAAGCGCATGGCGG